TAAGTTCACCTGTAGATGCGATACCTGTATAAGATATTTCTTCGCTATCTATTTGTAAGAAGTTTGTTCCTGCTGTTGGAAACTGTGAGAAATCAACTAATATAATACCCGACGTTGCAGTGTCTGTAATACCATTTTGTAGTGTAGTTGTTGGATTACCAGCAATTGTCCCGCCCCAAGATCCTAGTGACCAACCAAAACCTTTTGCTTGCACAGCTGGTCCTACAGGATAATAGTGTTGTACTCTAATACCACCTGATGTTGTAGCACCAGATCCTGATTCATTTGATGGCATAGTAATTGTTAGTGTTGTGCTTGTAGGCACAGTTGTGACCATAAATTTTTTATCGTTAAAATCTGCAGCTGCAAAATTAGAATCAGTTATTGTAGAAAAACTATCTAATAATATTATATCACTTGCAGAAATATTATGTGGTGATGAAAAAGTTATTGTAACTTCAGCTGATCCGTTGGTCGTGCTGAATGCACTTGTAAGCGTTGTTGTAGATTTAATAGGATGTATGTCATAATACACACCACCAGAGAAAGCATATAAAATTCTGTTTGTACCAATGATTGCGTATTTTCTAGCTAAACTATTTACGAAATGATGTAATCCTCGGCCTGCTCCTGTAAGATTACTATCTCCTAGTTGTTTCCAACCACCTATTTTTTCAGGTATACCATAACGAAACCTAACATTATCACAGTCCGTCCACTGTCCCTCTGCTTGAGTTTCTGTTATTTGTTTGTTTATCCCTGGCTGAAATCCTATCTTTTGTAGCATATGGCTCCATTATAATACTATTTTACAAATGCTGGTAGACCTAACTTAGGTCTTCCGTCAAATTTGTTTTTATCAGCAAATGGGCCATTTACATGATTGTAATGTAAGAATACTTGACCACAAATGTTACCGTCAAAAGGCTCTCGCCAATGTTCGAGTTCACAGCCACTATATACTAACATATCTCCTACTTCAAGCAAGACTTTCTCACCTTTTGGGGCGTTTGGTTTATGTATGTTTTTGTATTCATCAATTACATTATTAGACCCTGTAGGATCTATAAATATAGGCCAAGGGTCACCACCTAAATTAAGTGTTGTTGATATCTCACAAGAGGGCCTATCTTTGTGTCTTCTTAATTCATCACCTTTTTTATACGCTCTTGCATAAGAATAAGTTGGTATTAAATCTAAATTTGTATGTTGTTTCATAACAGGTAACATTTTAACTAACAAAGTATCCATTACAAAATCACCATAGCAAGAAAAAGTATTAGGTATCTGTTGATCGGTCCAGGTACCGAGTATTGAAGACTGAGCATGAATATTATTTTGATACATAAAATCAACTGCGTCTCTTTTTAGTAAGAAGTAATTGAAGATAAAATTAGCTAACTCGTAAGGTAAAGCATTTTTGATAATTTGATATTTCTTTATTTCAAACATATTACACCATAAAACATTTTTGCATAAAATTAAACGATACAGATATTCTAATATCATTAGAGTTATTAGGATCTACACAATGATTTAACCAAGATGGAAACATAATTAATCTACCTGGTTTTGGATCATAGCTTGCCTCTCTCCATAATCTTTGTGGTGGTTTACCTTCTTTCATTCTAGGTCTTACCATTAATGCTACAGATCTTGGGTCTTCTACTTTCAACTGACCAGAGTTTTCTGGTGCTTTTACATAATAGACACCAGACCATAAAGAGTTTGGATGTATGTGTGCTCTGTTCATACCACCTGGTGGATTAATGTTTGCCCACATATTACCTAAGAATGGTTCACTGTCTAAATGTTCTTCTTTATAAACTATATGTTGTGCTTCATACAAAGCATCAACTAATCTTTTGTACTCTGGTTTTTGTTGCATATCAGTTGTAGAATGCCAACCTTGTATATTAGTTCTAGTCACTCCTTTATCTTGATTAGACCACGCAACAATATCTTTTTCTAATTGTATATTTAAAGATGGATCGTTGTGATCGAATATATAAATAGGTGTTGGAAAATGTAAATCTCTCATTTGAATGGTGTTCCTCCGAACCACATTACTAGTGATTGTCTTCTACCTTTAATAACTGGTTTTACTCTATGTCTTATAAACGATGCAAAGAATACTGCGTGTCCTTGTTTTAGTTTTGCAATCTTACCTTCCGACATTAATTCTAAATCACCACCTTCAAACTCAGACTCAGGCGACAATAAACAAGTCATAGATATTTTTCTTACAGGTGGTTCGTGTTGCATGTTCACATCATTATCGACATGCCAATCATAGAATCCTCCTTCGGGATATTCTGTGTACTGTGCCATCTCAGTGATTGTCATTCCATCAAAACCAAAATGATTGCCATTGGTTGCTTTCATCACTCGTTCAATATCTTTGTACATCTCAACCATCTTTTTAAATGGTATCCAACTAATATGTGATGTTCTAGTTTTAGTATCGATCACACCACCTTTGATACCTTTACCAGATCCAACAGATGCATTTTGTTTAGGTTCAGCTCTACCTGCTTCAATAATCATTTTACATTGTTCAGGTGTAAATAATGGTTTAGTTGTCTCCACTATATAAGATTTCCAACGTGGTTCAGTTATCATACAGCTCCTCTGTTTTTTATTGGATCAAACTGTACGTCACAGTTTGCAGCTAAACTTCTTCTTGTTTCATTTGTGCCATTAAATGGATACACACAGTGTCTCATGTCATAAGGAAAAACATAAAAGTCTCTAAGGTTCATAGGTGGTTGATAATCTATCTTTGCAAACTGACCATTGGCTGCACCCAATATCTGTAGTCTACCATTTTGTGGTACTTCTGCGTTTGAATATTCTCTGCCATAACTAGATGGTAACTTTAAAATCATTACAGAAGATAGACCTGTAAACAACATACCTCTATGAATATGTGCTGGATTGTATTCATGTGCTTTCATTTCATTAACCCAAATAGAATTAATATGCATATCATAATCTCTAATTTTATTAAAAGCTAAATAATGATTAAATATCTTTACAAAATAATCTGTAACATTTCTTGGAAGTAAATTATGGTTTTTCATTTTTGTTTGATCAGCACCATTATAAAACAAACTATGTTCGTTTTCTATTTTACCTACTAATTGTTTATTAGCAGGTGCTAGCTTATAAAAGTTTTGTTCGTAAATTTGGTTGATCGCAGAAAAAATATCAAGAGGCACCTGATATTTTAAAATAGATTGACCTAAGAATACAAAATCAAATTTGATCTTTTGGCTTTCCATGTTGTGTGATCTGTTCTTTCTCTGTATAGCTTTGTTCTAATTCACCAGACTTTTTAATTCTTCGTAAAGAATCTAACTGTCCCATTACATTAAATATATCTGTATCAGATGAGTTTGCATTTAATGTTTTAGCTTTCTGTGAATATTGTAAACCGTAAGATTCTAACTGGTGTTGGTTAACATCTTTGTCATTAAATGAACCATCGTTAAATTCTTTTTTTAACTTAGACCACATTTTAATTTCTCTCATTCTGTGTTTTGCAACCTTCTCCATAGAAGCTTTTGCAAATCTACACTCATCTATATCTATTTGATATTTAGTTCTTTTGTATTCGTCTTCTTCTTTTTCAATCTTACCCTCTAGCCATTTAATCTTTGCTTCATTTCTTCTATAGTCAAACGACAACGTCATTAAATTATCTAAATAAGTTGATTGTTCTCTAACACATTGCCAATATTTTGCAGCCTTGGTTGGATATCTATTATCTTGTAGTACAGAAAATCTTGCTTCTGTTTCTGTTCTAAACATTTGTTTCTTGGTCCATGTATCACGTAGCTCGTCTACCATACCTTTGAACGAAGACAAATCTTCAGTGGTTAATAAATTATTTAAGTGAGCTTCTTCACCTTGTATAACTTCTTTTACATCTTTTTTCATTTCTTTATCCTTTATAGTTAAACCTTATATATACTATTTAAAATGTATTACAAGTTTTAAGACGATGATATTTTCTCAGTAACATGACCATCACCGTTCCATTCTTCTGTTAAACCAGAATAACCAGGGTCTCCTCCGAAGAGCACTCCTGAACTAGAATCACCACCGTAACTTGCTAATGATCTAGAGTTATTTACACTATTTACATTTATCCAACTAGTCCCATCCCAAGTTTGAGCATTAGTTGCATTTTGAGGACCTCCTGCATTTAAAGCAGATGTTGCTGTTCCATTTCCACCTCTAGCGTTAGTTAAAGTCATATCATTAACTTCTGTCCAACCTGATCCATTCCAAAGTTCTGTTTTAGCACTTCCTGTAAAACTTGGTGGAACACGTCCACCAAAACATAGAGCAGATGTATTAGATGCACCGCACCCTCCACCATTATCAGTTGCAACATTTAAATCTGCAACCTCTGTCCAACTTGTTCCATTCCAAGATTCATTAAGTGCTTGTACGGTAGTACCATTAAGTCCACCAAAAGCTAACGCAGATGTCGAATTGCCTGCTCCCATTAAAACTTTTCTACCAGTGTTTAAATTATTAACCTCAGTCCAAACTGCACCGTTCCACGATTCTGTATTAACTACATCATTTGGTCCATCGTCTCCGCCAAAACATAAACTAGCCGTCACTGTTCCTTGTCCAGCTCCTGCTCCTCCATCTCTAACAGTATTTAAATCGTTTACTTCAGCCCACGCTGTTCCGTTATAGCTCTCTGTATTTGCCATTTTAGGAGTTCCTGGAGAAGTTCCAGAAAAAAATAAAGCTGCTGTTTGATTTCCAGCTCCTGCACCATCTCTTCTAGCATTATTTAAGTTACCACTTGTAATCCAGGCACCTACAGAAATGCCAGCGTTCCATTCTTCAACTAAATTTGAAGAGTTTGGTGCTCCACCAATAGCTAATGCTGCTGTTTGAGAACCTGCACCTGCTCTTGCACTTTTTTCGACATTCATATCATTTGTTTCTGACCAAACGGCTCCATTCCAAAGTTCTGTTTTACTTGAAACTGCAGGTATACTACCTCCAGCAGCTAATGCTGCTTCTTGTGTTCCAGCTGATGCTACACTTTTTGATGCAGTATTTAAATCGTTTACTTCATACCATGCAGATCCATTCCAAGATTCAGTATTTCCCATTACATCTGTTCCAGGTGTTTCTCCAGCAAAAGCAACAGCTGCTGTCGTTGTGCCAGCAGACGATATTTGTCTTCTTGCCGTATTTAAATCTCCAACTTCAGTCCACGCAGATCCATTCCAACTTTCATTAACAGCTGTTCTAGTGCTTCCTGGAGGCGTTACTCCACCAGTTGCTAGTGCTGCTGTTTGTCCACTAGGTCCACCACAGCCAGCTAAAGATCCTCTAGCACTATTTAAATCAGCCACTTCAGTCCAAGCTGAACCATTCCAACTTTCAGTTAACGCCATGTGAGCTGGACTATCAGGATCGCTTATACCTCCAAATATTAAACCTGCAGTCGTAGTCCCTGCTCCTCTCAGAGCATATCTTGCTTTATTAATATCTCCTGTGTCAGTCCAACTTGTTCCATTATATAATGCGGATTCTGCAAATTCTCCTGCCGAGGGATCATAACCTCCAGCATTTATAGCTGCTGTTTGAGTTCCAAAAGCTCCAGAGTCTTGTACAGAAACTGGTAAATTACCACCACTAGACCAAGCATTACCAACAAACTGATTACGTGTTTTAAGTTCGCCTTCACTTTCGTTGTACCAAACCTGACCTGTTACTTCAGTTGGGTCTGTGGTTACTGTTTGAATATCTGTTCCAATTATTTCTTTGTATGTTGCCATATTAATCTATTGTTTGTGTTGTTGTTGCGTCATTATTCCATTCTTCGGTTGCTGCGGAATCACTTGGTGCGGCTCCACCAAAAGCTAGGGCATTTGTTAGTGTTCCAGCCGATCCTAAACTATGTCTAGCCGTGCTCATTGAATTTTCATTTGTCCAATTTGTTCCATTCCAAGATTCCGTAGTTGCTACTTGAGGAGGACCTCCTCCAAAAGTTAAAGCAGATGTATATATTCCAGCTGCACCCATGTTTCTTCTAGCAGTATTTAAATCGTTTACTTCAGTCCATGCTGATCCATTCCATGATTCGGTGTTTCCTAAAGTTCCAGGAGGTAAACTTCCACCAAAAGCTAAAGCTGCTGTGCTACTTGCAGCTACTCCAACTAGTGATGCTCTAGCAGTATTCATATCAGCAACTTCTGTCCAGTTAGTTCCATCCCAAGTTTCTGTAGTCGCTGTATTAGGAGGTCCACCCCCTGCAGCTATTGCAGATGTTGATGTTCCACCTGACATAAAATGTCTTTTAGGTGTAGTCAAATCATTAACTTCAGTCCAACTAATTCCATTCCATAATTCTGTTTCATCTTTTGGTGGTCCACCAGGAACATTTGCTCCACCAAAAGCTAATGCAGCTGTCGTTGTTCCAGCTCCTCCTAAACCAAATCTACCAGTATTCATATCATTTAATTCGCCCCAACTAGTTCCATTCCAAATTTCCGTTAATGCTGAAAATGTAGGGTATGCGGGTTGAAGATACCCTCCAAAACCTAAAGCTGCTGGTTGAGTTCCAGCACCTGCTAATGCTGTTCTACCAGTATTCATATTATTACCAGTCGCCCAGACACCATATGCAAAATCTGCGTTCCATTCTTCTGTGGCTGCTGATGAAGAACCTGTTGTTCCACCAAAAGCTAAACCAACGGTTGCAGTTCCTGCTCCTGCCAATAATTGTCTTGCAGTGTTTAAATCATTTGTTTCAGTCCAAATAGCTCCATTCCATTCTTCAGTTTTTGATTGATAAGTAGGAGAAGGATCTACATAACCACCAAAAGCTAATCCTGCTGTTTCTGTTCCTGCACCAGCCAATGCAAATCTAGCGGTATTTAAATCATTAACTTCATACCAAGCTGTTCCATTCCAACTTTCAGTATTTGCAACTTGTGCAGATGGTGAAGTTTCACCACCAAAACCTAAAGCCTCTGTGTTTGTTCCTATGCCTGCAAGTTCTCTTCTAGCTGTATTTAGATCATTTACTTCAGTCCAACTTGAACCATTCCAACTTTCTGTAGCCCCTGTTCTTCCTGGAGAAGCCTCTCCCCCAAAAGCAAGAGATGATGTGTTATCTGCCCCACAACCTCCAAGTAAACTTCTAGCTGTATTTACATCTGCTACTTCTGTCCAAGCAGAGCCATTCCAACTTTCAACCTCTGATGCTCTTGCTGTTCCTGTATAACCAGAGAAAAATAAAGTTGATGTTTGAGTTCCATTTCCTCCCCCTTCTCCACGAGCTGTATTTAAATCTGCTACTTCAGTCCAACTTGAACCATCATATTGTTCAGTTAAAGTAAGATATGTAGGAGTAGATTTTCCTGCAAAAGCTAACCCTGCAGTTTGTGTTCCTGAACCTGATAGAGTAAACCTAGCAGTATTTAAATTACCACCAGATGCCCAAGCACTTGTTTTGGTGCCTTTACGAATACGCAACTCACCCGCGGTTTCATTAAACCATACCTGACCCTCATACGGGTTGTCAGGATTCGTAGTATAGTTTT